GTAATGTTTGCCATGTTATTTACTAACGCTGTAGTAATTTGTACAAGGTTCTCTGTGACAGTTGTTTCTACGGCAGTGTCAGTCTCAGGAGTTCTACAGAAAGTGTTTGCAGTAAATTCTGTGCTTATTCCTTTAGTCTTGCTAGATCTGAACCTACACTGTGAGAATGTATTATTGTCAGAACAATTTATAATTGCTCCTCCTTGATATGATATACATGCCCCAGTTAAAGTATCTGTAAGTTTTGGTTCTGTTTGGTAAGAATCAACCACATCAATATAACAGTTCATGAGAGTGCTTTTAGTTGTTAAATCTTGTGGATTTACAACCAAGTCAATTAAAATATATTCATTTCCATCGGCATCAACACCTATCTCTAATACTTGAGTTGGTGTAACAACTGATGGTATTTCTATATAATCTCCAACTGAAATTCCGATGAACGAAAAGGAATTTTTACTATTTTTACCAAGTTTATTTTTTAATATAGTTGCTGATCGTTTTTCAGTTGGCGTTGAAATCGAAGATGCAATTAAATAAGGAATGTCTGTAAATTTAGTTTTATCATATCTGTTAAACTTAGAAGACAATCCAGTAACTGAACTGACATTTGCTTTTACGATACCTTCAGAAAATGATTGAAATGTATATGTTCCAGATATATCAGCAGTAACCTTTAAGTTTGGATCATAATATTCACCATTTAAAACTGTCATAGTCATTCCAGCAACTATTTGACTGAAATAATCTTTAATGTTTGTCTCTATGCTAGAGTTAGTAAGATTCGTAAAATCAATCAAGCACTTAGTATTACTTGAATAATAAAGTACATTGGGAGTCGATACAATTCCTCTATTAATTGAAATTGTATCAATTTTATATTCTTCTACAGTCAATCCTAATAAAAAGTGTTGTCTTACCAGAACAAGTTTCCCTGTTCTGGTAGTTTTCTTTAACTTAGTGGTATTGTTTATTGAATTATTTTTCACGATCCAATGTATACTAGTGTTGATGTGCCAGTTGCAGTTCTAACGAATAGTGTTCCTGTATTTGCTACTTCTAAGAACAATACTTCACCTGGACTTAGGATATAACCAGTTGTGGTAGAAACTGAAACAGAATTACCGACATATATATCGTTTACGTTTGTGAGTGGAGACTTGATTGTAATACCAGTTCTCAATGCTTCTGTTGATATTACAGATGGAGTTGTAGTTACACTCTTCTGACCATGAACAAATCTTGATGGTCTTCTAAACGAATCAATTGCTACCTTTGCTCCTGATCCATTTGCATTTATCAAGTTCAATATATCAAGTGCATATCCAGCATTTGTAGAAACTGTACCAATGTTTGTCTTGAGACTTTCTATGCTACTAATTAAATCTGCATCATCAATTGAAACAGTTCCAGATACACCTACGGGAACTGCGCTATATGCACCAATTTCTACTGCTCCACCAGCGAGACTTCCTTGAATTGTTACAGGAGTTCCAGCACCAGTGTATCCTTGAATACGCAATGGACCTTCTGAACCATTTGTTACACCAACAGTAGATGCGACTGAAACACTGAAAGTAAATCCTGCATTTGTTACTGCGACTTTGAGTGCATCTCCAGATCTACCTAGAGCAACGCCTCCGACGTTTAGATTTGTTTCAACGTAAGTTGTTCCACCTGGACCATAAACTGCCACAGAGTCAGATGCAGCGGTTAATTGGAATCCACCACTGATGCCTACGTTTCCTACAACAGTTACACTATCGGATGATGAGTTAAGTCTTCTTCCACCTGTGACTGTAATTGCAGTAGCACCACTGATTCCAAAGACACCAACGCTACCTAAGATAGAAACCGATCCAGTTACGCCTACACGGACTCCGTTGGTTATTCCCTGAACATATCCTGTAACACCAACCAAAGCGTCAGATGAATTTGTAGAACCCTTAACAATGATCGGAGTGGAAATTGTATTCTGTATGTAAAATGAACCAGTTCCTGAAATTGTTCCAGATACTGGCATAGTAGTACCAGTTGTTCCATACATCTTTACTGGAAGTGGATATGCTTCATTTACTCTGTAACTATAATTTTCATCACCCCATGCAAGTTTGGATATTTGAGCATGAGATGCACTAAACCCTACAGCACCGCTTGTACCATAATCTGTAGCAATTACAGCAGTACCTGATGCAATCGTAATTTCAATATTATCTCCAGTATATGGCATATAACAATTCCTTTATTGATATATATACTAATATACTTTACTCTTGCAGAAGATCAGATTTAGGGTACAATCTAGACATGATATTCAACATAACCAAAGAAGAATTCTCCAAGAGAATTGAAAATTACGTTAAAGTTCACGACACATCCTATATGGATACAGTTATTCATTTTTTTGATGAATATTCTTATGATTTTTCTGTTGCTCCAAAACTTTTAACGCAACCTATCTTGGAAAAGATCGAACAAGAGGCAAAAGATTTAAACTTTTTGCCTAAAACAAAAAATAAATTACCATTTCATTGACTTGTAGTCGATATATGGTATACTTTAGTCTGTGGGGAGTTCCCACAATTTTATTCAAGTCCGAAGGAGAACTTCGGGGAAAGTCAGGTATTTATGGGTTTTAGTGATCTTAAGAAGAAGTCCAAGTCTGGTATTGATGATCTTATCAAGAAGATGGAAGATCAAAACAAGACAAAGGACTACAAGGATGATCGTTTCTGGCGACCAGAGCAAGATAAGTCTGGAAACGGATTTGCAATCGTTCGTTTTCTTCCGCCAGTAGATAACGAGGATGTTCCTTGGGTTAAGATGTACGAGCATTCATTCCAAGGTCCAGGTGGTTGGTATATTGAAAATTCTCTCACAACCATTGGTCAAAAGGATCCAGTTGGAGAGTTGAATAATCAACTTTGGAATTCTGGTCTTGAATCAGACAAGGATATTGCTCGCGCTCGTAAGCGTAAGTTGAATTACGTTGCTAATGTTTATATTGTCTCAGATCCAGCAAATCCTCAAAATGAAGGAAAGGTCTTCCTTTACAAGTTTGGAACAAAGATCTTTGAAAAGATTCAAGAGGCAATGAAACCAGAGTTTAGCGACGAAGAACCAATCAATCCATTTGATTTCTGGAAGGGTGCAAACTTCCGTATCAAGATTCGTAAGGTTGGTGGATTCAACAATTACGATAAGTCAGAGTTTGATTCACAGACAATTCTTTCTGATGATGATTCTAAGTTGGAAAAGATTTGGAAGGCGCAACATGCTCTTCAACCATTCGTAGATGCTTCTAACTTCAAGTCATATGAAGAACTCAAGACTCGTTTGTATGAAGTTCTTGGTGGCGATATTCGAAGCACTGCACCATCTTCAACAAAGACTGCTGAAGACATTGATATGACTGAACGCAAACCAGCAATGAAGTCTAAGAAACCAGTAGAAGAAGATGTTGATGAAGAATCAGACGCTCTTAGTTACTTTCAGAAGTTGAGCGAAAGTTAAATAAATTTTAAAAATTTAAGTTGTGACAGTCCTCCACCCAGGAGGACTGTTTTTTTCTCTACTGAACAAACCTATCGTGTTCTCCGCAGAATATATTTTGAAATTAGACTCTGCAAGTTCTTGTATTTGAACTGGAGGAATGCTAGATACTCCTCGCATCTCTTTCATTTGTTCTGGTTTATTCTGTGCTGCTATATTTGTTTTGATATCTTTTAAATTATTTTGATTATCTTCTTCTCTGCCTATCTTCTGAAATTCTTGTGCTTTTGATTGTTCTGCAACTTTGTTAAAAGTTTCATTTTCTGGTTGCTGTATATTTACAAGATTCTCGACATAACTTATTTGAGAATTATATTCATCTGATAATACACTCTTTCCAATTCCACCAGAAGAAACAGGTAAAATAGATCTTTCGATAATATTTTTAACTGTTTGATATGTGATGCTAGAAGTTCCTTTATCTATTTTATTACTGCTCGTATATGCAGATGGTTCAGTTTCTCCAAAGGTGTCAAGATCAAATGTAAGAGGTGGAGGAACAAAAAATGGTTCAAATGGAGGAGTAATTTCAATTCCTATAGTATCACTAACTTGTTCGGAATCTAATCCCAATTCTGGATTTGATTCGTCTACTGTCTGTATTTCTGTATCAACTATTTGCTGGGTTGATTGATCTGTTGGTTTGGTATCTTTAATTACAACTGTTTCTGATTTACTTGATCCATCTTTTTGATTGGAATTGTCTTGTAAGTTTTTTTTTAAATCTTCTGGAGTATTAATTATTTCATTTTTTACTATGTTGTTGACAACATTATTAACTTCTTGTTTTGATGGTTTTTGACCATCTCCATTTAAGTTAACAGTTAAGTTATAATTATTTTGTGAGTTAAGAGTTTGTTCATAATTTGGAGCATCTTCTGGAAATGATATAACACTAGGAAATACAGTGTTTAAAAAATCTTTACTGAGCGACGTGTCACTCAGTTCTTCATTTGCGAGATTTCTTTTACTTTCGTCCACTTTTATCTCCTATTTAAAACTCTTGCTTGCATAGTCTTTAGATTTTGCTCTTCCATGTGCTGCCTCAGTTGTTCCACAAATAAGTCTCTTTCCCAAGGTATCATATTTTCGATATCAGAAAGAGATTGTTTATGTATTTGCATTAAACTAAAGTTAATCTTAAAAACATTAGTTAATGACAAATGACTGAGGCCTATTGAAAAAAATCTTTGATTCCTTTTAACTTTATTTTTCGTTCTACTCCATCAGAGGTTACATAACTTATTTCTTTTTCTAGAGTTGGAACATTCTTTATAAATTCAATAATCTTTTTAAACTGCTCATTTGTCATTAGATCTATAAATTCTAAAAATTCTTTCTTAGAAATATCAGAATTTTCTATTTTTTCATCTATAGTTTCTATGCTTTCTATACAATTTAAAGTTACATCATAAAGATCCGCATCAGAATTTTTTAATAAAATATCTAAAGTTGGATATTTCATATTTACGATAATATTTTCATTTAATCTAATATTGAAGTTTGTATGTTTGACTACTGGTTGAATATCATCAATATTTAAACTTAACTTTATCTTTTCATCTGTATATGGGCAAACTATTGTAGGTTCTACAATTTCTCCTATAGATTTACTTCTTAACTTTAAAAAGAAATACTCAATATCAAATATTGGTAATTTTTTTGCTTCTTGCCCTAGTTCGAAACAAGAGTCTATGATATTTGCAATAGTTGCAAGAAGATCAGCATACTCACCAGTTTGTTTTGTCATTAACAGATATTTTTCTTCCTTAACTGTAAATGGTCTAAATGTTACCTTTTTACCAGTTGAAGGTTGAGTTGTTACATATCTCGGTAAAGAATTTTTCATCATATTGAGCACGGTCTGCATATTATTCTCCATTTATCATAATATAATCTCTGAATTGGAAAGTTACGTTGAATGTTGCATATCCGCTACCATCTGATGCAAGAGTAATTGGACCCAAGATTGCTGGATATGCTTCTGTAAGTTTAAACTCTAAATTAACTTTACTTTTATCCTTTGAATCTAAGCATTTGATCACTACTGTTCCAAGTCCATTCAAGTAATTAGTATAATCTCCATAATTTCCTATACTCCTTGGACTTGGAGAACTTGCAGATAATTTTACAGCGTTTACCACTTGATTTGCAACATCTGCATCTGTTGGTTGATTTCCTGTAGAATCTAATTGTGCTCCTGCTGCTAGATTTAATCCTGATAAATTCTTAATAGCATCATTTGCCCAGGTTTCTAAGAATATTCTTTCTGCCCAGTCATTATGAATGATGAAAGACATATTACATTGAGTATATGTTCTTTTGTATGGGATCTTTCTAGTTGGTCCCCATATATCATGGTTATAATAGATAAATTGTCTACCAGGTGTAATAATAGATAAAGGATAGCAAATAATAGAATCACCATGAACCATTGTCACTTCATATAAAGAAGCAATCTGAAATCCTCTACTATTGATTTCTTCTCTAAATTCAGTTATAGTGGTATTAATTTTGTTTTGGATTGCCATTGAAAAGTTCTTTTTCTGTTAGAATTACAAATTTCCATTCATGTGCATCACAAAAATTCTTTGCAGATTCCCACTTACTTTTATTTATTTCATAAGTTAAATTTTCTTCTAATATAGTTTTTTTCTTTTTTCTTTTGGTGATTTTTGGTTCAACTGTTTGTTTTAATGGTTTAATCTCAACAATAATAGTTTCTAATGAACCATCCTTATTTTTCTTCTCGACAATGAAATCTGGGATATAGGAATGAACTTTTCTATCTGCTGGAGAAAGATATGGAATTTTTAAGGTTTCAAACGACCATCGTATTATATTAGAGTTTTCATCCAAATATTTGCAAAATTTTCTTTCCCATAAAGACCTACATATTATTTTATTTAAATCACCTATATATTTTGAGGGATTTTTTGGTTTATATAGGGTCTTATAAGGCATAATAATATATAGGTACTAAAATGGCAACTACAAGAACTAAAGGAAATATTTTTAGCATCTCCGAAAATCCTTCTACTCTGATATTTCCATCAGAATCTGAAGTGAGAGGAACAGTTCCTCTTTGGATGAAATTTCATTGTATAGAATATGTAAATTCTGCTGCTGCTCGAGCAGCAGCAGTTCCATCTGTAACTGGTACTTCTGTACCAGGTTTAAATAGAAGAAAAACAACAATAATGGTTCCTGCACCAGCAAGTTTTAAAAGTTCAACATCATTGCCATATATTGCTGAAGAACTTTTACCAGGATCAAGTATCTATGAGTCATTATATCGCAGTATTGCACCACAAGGAATTCAAGATAAAATAGATGGGGCAATCAATGCTGGAGTTGATATAATTGATGGTATATTAGATATAACAAACAAGGTCGCGGGAACTGCATTTCAACAGGATGTACAAACTGATACAAAAGAACTAACTTTCAAAGGTGGAAATGGAACTTATAGATCATTTGATATTCGTTTATATATGCCATGCTTATCTGTGAAAGATTCTATTAGTGCTGGTAAGATAATACAAACATTTGAAGCATTATCTCTTCCTACACTTATATCTGCATTACAATTACGAACAACACATTTTTTCCATCCCCCATTATGGATATTTGGTATTGGTCCATTAGATAGTGTAAAATTCGATAGAGATTGGTCTGGATATCCTCAGTTATGTGTTTTGACAAACGTAGATGTTAGAAAAACTGCATTCGATACAGAATCCTTAGCAGCAATTTCAGATGGTTCTGGTTTATTTAAACCTGTTGCGTACTCTATAAGTTTAGGTTTTAGAGAATTAGAACCTTCAGTACGAGCAACATCTCCT